TCATATTTTATTCCTCGTCGTCAGCTTTTTCTTCTCTAACTTCTTCGTCTTTATCTTTGCTTGCCTCTGCAACCATGTCAGAATATTTTCTTAATAGTGTTTGAGCAGTTTGACCTTCACTTTGTATCCATTGACCTTCTTTTGATTCATCAACTTCGACTTCTTCTTCAACTTCATCTTTAGATTCGTCTGCTTCTTTTGCTTCTTCAACTTCATCTTTAGATTCGTCTACTTCTTCATCCTTAGACTCATTTTTAGCATCGATGGATGCTTGTAACGCAGGAGGCAGTTTGCCTTCTTCTACTTGCTCTTCGGATTCGTCGACTTCTTTTGCTTCGTCAACTTCTACTTCTTCTGCTTCTTGCACGGTATTTTGTGCATCAAGCATATCAGCATATTTGCGAAGTACAGTAACTGAATTTCCATAATCCATAGTATTATCCTAATATTGTGTTTAATTTATTTATCATTATTTTGTGATAAGGCGCTCAACATTGAGTTCCTATCCGAAACAATAAAATCGCTTGATTCTATTACTTTTGGTTCCTTGTGTACGTTCTGATCAAGGCGCATTTTTTTAATTTGTAGTTCAACAGCTTTCAGTTTTCTATCTGCTTTGGCATTCTTTGCATCTATAGCATTTTTTAACATATCTTTTGCCGCGGCAAAAACGTGTCCTGCATTTCTATCTTCTACATTAAACCCTAAATCCATTAGGTCTTCGAACGCTTTTTCTGCTTTATCAGCATATCGATCCATGTCCGGATCAGTAGTTTGCGTATCGTGTACTGTTGGTAATGCAGTATTAATGCGATCACCCATATCGACTACATTATTAACTCCTTTTGCTAGGTCAACAACTGGAGCTTCTATTGGCATTTTAGTTGCTATAGGCACCTCTTGCTTAGGTTCTGGAGCAGGCGAAGACATACCACCTTCATTTTCCCAATCGTCTTCAGTGGTTTTATCTTCTTTTAATTTTCTTGATTTATAGAACTTTTCTGCGTCTACTGGATCTGCTAAATCAAATAAATCTTCTAATTTTTTAGTCATCGCTTACCTCTTTTGCCATAATTATTAAATATTTCTTTTTCAGTTACAACCCGAAACTTAATTCCTTTGCGTCTACACCATTCATTAGCGGCTGTCCATTTAGCATGATTTAATGCAACTGATGCTTGATCTTTTTTTGATTTTGCTTCAGTAATACTAGATTGTGTGCTTGGTTTTATTTCTACCATTTCCATTTTCTTTTCGCCTTTCTTATTTTGATATACAATAAGAAAGTCTGGTACGTAATGTGTGTATTTGCCTGTAAATGGATTTCTATATGGAATAGAATGTCCTTCGCTTGCCCATCCAATTACACCTGGATGATCATCACACATTCGCATAAAAACAAGTTCCCAACTACTTCGATATCTTGGAGTGTGTTTACCAAAATATTTTCCTGGATTTTTACAAGTAAAAGCTCCTTGTTGGTATCTTGTACTTCGCATCAATTACCAACCAAATATATCAGTGAATACGTTTATGCCGTCATCGGCGCCACCATCGTCATCATCTCTTGATTTGTACATTACATTTTCAAATATTACACTCATTGTCCAAGTAACTGGTTGTGAATCAGCATATGCTAAGTTATCATGTCCAATATTGTTTATTACAGGATTATATAGCATAATAGGATCTATTGGTTCACTATTCATAGTATCATCCCAACCTCTATAAATTATAATTTGTTTAAAAAAGTTTTTATCTTGAGAGGTTTCTGGGGGACTAAAACCAAAGTTACCTTGTGGCTCGTCTAAGTGAGTGTCGTTAGTTAATAATGTTGAGTCGGAATTCATTCTATCAGTGTAATAATAGAAAAAGTATTTTTGATAAAATGTTTGAAAACTTTTATCAACTGTATCATAAAATACTAGGTTTATAGGAGCATAATTAAACCCTGTTTGTATTACTCTTTTTCTATTATATTGATTTACAGTTTGGGTTTCAAAATCAATACGAGGTAGATCTACTGATACTGCTAAAGGAAATGATCCCATGCTTAACTCTGAACCAGCACCCGACGAATTTGCGATAAACTTAACGAAGAACTTAAATTTTTGCCTGGGCACCGCATCAAAGGCATCGCTGGGGGAACCCATAGTTTTAAAAAATTTCTCAGCTCGGTTATATAATGCCATATAATTAATTACTAGAATTAATTACTAGTAGTAGCCCCAATGTTAAGTCTAGACGGCTCTCTACTTAGAAGTGCAACACCGTTTGCCCCAGTATGTTCAGCATTGTCATATCTAACCGAAAGAGTTACTGTCTGTACTTCGGTACCACTTGCATAATTGCTTTCACTATATTGAACTTGTTGTAAGAAACATCCGCTCATGTTCCATGCATCTAATACGCTATCGTCATTTGCTGGATTTGATCCATCTAATGTTTCAATAAGCATACCAAATTTATAATTCACACCTGCAATCGGCGCACTTTGTGCGGCATGATCAACCTGATTTTGTAATTGAGAAGCAATTGCTTTAATTACATTGCCATCAACATCGTCTCTAATTACACACTGAATAGGTTGCCATGTGTGTTTACCAGCCATATAAACTTTTGAATTGTATATATCTAATACAATTTCATCATGTTGTATATCGGGCCTACCACAACTTACTAAGTTTCTAGTAAGTCTAATTAAACTATCGGTTGCGTTACTGCCTCCGAAGTTTTGAAATGTAACCCTAAACCTATACGCCAACTTGGGCATTAGGGTTGTACCTTCAGGTTGCGTTCCATCAACAGGTACTTTAAAATTGCTTAAAACAGCCATGAGTATTCTCCGCAGTTTATCTATCGTTTATGTTATTTATTAGTTTTTGGAGAATTTTTGCAGGAGGTATAAAAATGAATGGGGGACTTCGCCTTGTAAGACGGGATCCCCCAGTGAAACGGTACTGCCTAATGAATGGTGCTACGCATCATTCCCCAAAGCTACCGTGTCATTTTATCTTTAACTTGTGCCTGCTAAACTGCCAGTATTTAATATTCTAACTGGAATGTAAATGAATTCTGCTGATTTTGTAGGTTCTATTGCAATATCAATCCAAAGCTCATTTTTATCAATTCTTGCAGGTGAATTATTACTTGTATCACAGACAACTGCAAAATCGTAAATGCCTCGTTTTGCTTGGATGTCTCCAATAAATCTTTCAATCATATCTTTAACATTTGCTCTTGTTAAAGTATCATTAGGTTCAAAAATAAACGGTCTTACAATCTTATCAAGTCTTTCTCTCATATATATGACTAGTCTTGATACGTTAATTCTATCTAATGCACTTGATGCTCCATATAATGTTTTCTGTCCCCATAAAACAATTCCTTCTCCAGGAAAGTTTGCTACAGGATTAATTTTTTTATTATATAAAGTGTCTCGCATTCCTGCTGACAATGCAACAGGTGTAAATTCTGATTCAGCATCTAAGTATCCAATGTTTGTAGCATTTAATACAGAACCTCTTGCAATACCTGCTGGTGCAAACCAAGGATAAGCAACTTGATCATTGTATGCAAGTTGTCTTAAAACAACATGGCTAATAGGCTGAGCGACTGTATAACCATCTGTATTTGTTGTTAATGCACCGCCCGGATACCATACAGCCATTTTATCATTTTTAGGACTTACTAATCCGGCTTCACCATTCTCTACCGCATCTGTACCATCAATCCATGTGCTAACACCTGTTCCAGTATTTGCAAGTCTAAGCGGAGTATCAACAACAACAAATGCTGTATCTTTTCTGTCTCCAGCCAATGTATACATTTCATCAGCACATTCAGGATAACCAGGCGAAGCAATTAAGTTAAAACTTAACGACTCTGCTCTTAGGTCATCACTTGTTAGTGCGGCCTGCATTGCAATAATAACAACTTTTCTTTGAGCAAATCTACCAAAACAAGCCGAACCATCTGCGGCTGTTCCACTTTCCGATCGCCATTTCCAAGTAGTTGTTAATGCACTATCATACTTTTTAACAGTATACGAAGTTCGGCATAAGTTCACTGCAAGTATTCCAGTTGGATATAATGCCGGATTTGGAGCACCTGTTAATAACGTTGCTCCAGTTGAACCGTTAGTGGTGTCGCCTGCTGTTTCAGTAATATCGCCAAATACAACACCGGATGGAGTTGTTTGATCAGCACTATCATGCGATACCCATGCACTTGTACCTGAATTATAAATCTTAAACACAAGAGCTGGTGCGGTTGTTGTATCAATCCATAAGTCACCATTACTTGGACCAGTTGGTGTTGCTGTACCAACTGAGCTTACTGTTTTTGGCACCCACATGCCTGTTGCTTTACTATATACATCAAATGATGTAGTTAATAATGTACTATCATACCATAGTGTTCCGTTTGTTGTAGTGCCTGTTAAAGCGGTTAAACTATTTTGTAACTGACCAGTTGCAGTACCTGGTGTAATTGTAGCCCAAGCACCTGCGCCATCAGCCGTTTTAATAGTCATTTCAGGGCCGTCTGCGGCAAGGATACTATTCTGTACATATACACTACCTGTCGCCGGTACTGCTCCACCGGTAATACTTACTGTTATATCACCTTGGACCAATCCTGTATCGGCTGT